CCTACGAACAAAATCTACATCCCTCAAGTCTCCTTGAACGAATTCATTTGCTTCTGTATCAGAAAACTCTGGACGCTTGAGGTCAACCCCACGCACCCAGTAACCTTCTTTACGCAGTCTCTTTACCATATGACTGCCAATGAAACCACCCGCACCCAATACAAGTGCGGTTTTATTATATTCAATCATAATAAATTACAATGCGTTTTTACTACCTTCCCCAAACTTACCTGGGAATTCGGCTCTAAGGGCTGCTGCAAGTGCTCCACAATCTCCACCACTACTCTCATGAGTATGTGCCTGAAGTGCTGATACTGCTGCTTCTAACGTTTTCAAACGTGCTTCTACTTCTACATCATACTTAGACATAGATGCTCCACTTGAAGATTTTGATGCTGTTCCTTTGAATGACATGATTAATTTAAGTTACTACGATTTTAACTATTTATTACTGATTCAAGATCCTCCACAAGACATCTAAGTATAACTGCATAATCAGCCTCTGGATCTTCTCCAGAAAATTCCATCCCTTCATTTGCATAAAACCGACATACTTTTTTATAAAGTTTGGGGTTCTTTACATCAAGATAGAAATCGCCATTTGCCGCTCCTCTTAGAATCTGGAGGTCTTTCCTGAATTTTGAAGTGAGAGTCATTGTCTTGATCGATTACACACTAATTATAAGAGAAGCAAGAATGTAAGTCAAGTCTCTGCACTCCCTCCTGTAGTATGCAACCTAACAAATTCATCCGTTTCTTTATCATTAAAGAACGATTCTGAAAATGTCTCCTTACCATCACACTTTTCAATGTTCACTTTCTTACCGTCAATGTAGCACTTAATTTCATCTTTTTTCATGATACCAACACAAACCTCACTATGTATACATTTACTTCCTAATGATTAATATATCTCCATCATCATCTTCCTCATCATCTTCTTCCAACTCGGACCTTAACTCATCTATACGTGCTTGAAGATCTTTATATTCTTCCAAATCACAACTAACTTTTTTCTCAAAAGTTACCCCCATTAGTTCTGTACCAGGTTCAACATCCCTCATCTCAGGATGAACTGCTTTCACTACTTCCGTTGTCCAAGTACCTTCACGATAATTCTTTATGGGTTCATTATCAATATCTGTACCAGCACTCCACATTAACCATAGAGCACCACCAAGAAGCGACAAAGAAATAACTACAAATCCAATTATAGAATAATTATTCATCATCTTCCGCTGGATGGCATAGAATATAAAACCACACCAAACCTAATACCAAAATAGTAAAAGTCCTTATTGAACTAGGTGAGGTATCTATAGTTCCTATTTCCACTATACTCCTGGTAGGTATTGTTGTATATATGGAACAACATCATTTGTAACTCTTTCTGCAATCTCATCAACAATACTTACATCTAGATCCATGAATGGTGGAACGATACCAAGTATCCTTAATAGTCCATCCACAAACAAAGCAAGACAAATTAATCCCAATACCATACTAATGATAGTAGCATCCCAGTTGTGCTTCGCCATTGAAAGTCTATCTATTTCCCGCGCTTCTTCAATCGCCTCATACTTTGCTTCTGTAATGAGACGATCTACTTCCGTCTTTGTGTAATATTCGTTTTGAGGCATTACCTTGTATCAAAATCCAACTTCCGCACTTTACGTTTGCGTCTCTCTTCTTGAAAAGCAAGGTCTTGAGCAGATAGTGTATTTGAATTATATTCTTTCTTTGTAGATTGTACCATAACAATTCTGTTTAGGTCAATAGCAGTCACACTATCTCCCTTAACAGTCATCATATTAGGACACCCACACGATCTACTTTGTCCAGAACCACTGCTTATCTCTTTATTGCAGTCTCTACATCTTACGATTAACATTTTTACTAATCCTTTTCTATTCGGCCATAATCATCTTCCAACCTCACAATATCATCTTCATAACACGTACCTCGTTGAACTTCAATAAAAGTAACACCCTTCTCACCTGCTTGAAGACGATGTATACCTCCTCTTGGAATAAACGCATACTCTCCAGGTCTTATTATTGATTCAACACCATGCTGTGTAATAGTACCAATACCTTCAACAAACGTCCAATGCTCTTCACGTTCATTATGGTACTGAAGAGAAAATCTCTCATTCGGTTTCACAAAAATTCTCTTAACTTTATGGTCTGGTTCGTCTAAGAGAACTTCGTAAGTCCCCCACGGCTTGATAATCATAGTATATTTAGCAAAAAACGGGATAGAAGGGACTTGAACCCTCGACCTCCTGCGTGACAGGCAGGCATTCTAACCAACTGAACTACTACCCCACATGGGCAAGGTTGGATTTGAACCAACGTAGGCAGAGCCAAGGGATTTACAGTCCCCTTCCATTGACCACTCGGACACTTACCCGATGCCTCCAGTCTGATTTGAACAGACGACCTTTGCTTTACAAAAGCACTGCACTATCCGCTGTGCTATGGAGGCGACTCCCCCGGCTGGACTCGAACCAGCGACAACAGAGTTAACAGCTCCGGGCTCTACCAACTGAGCTACAGGGGATTGGAGCGGGTGACGTGGATCGAACACGTGACTGGAGGTTGGAAACCTCTGATTTTACCACTAAACTACACCCGCAAATATTGAGTGGGGAGGTGAGATTTAACTATGCTCACAACAGAGGGGTCTCACTAGTTTTAGTGTACCTCTGAACTTTTCGGTCCCGTCTGGTAAAACGATTCTGCATCTCTGCAGCGAGCACCACCTCTGACCTACTTTACATTACCCAGTGCTTGACCACACAGGTTATTCTGTCACTCCCATGTTAGTTCCGTCGAACCAACTCACATAATATATCACTTCTTAGAATCCTTGTCAACAATTTTAGTCCCAAACGACATAATTTCTATAGAATCTTCACCATCCAACTCAATCCATTCTTCAAACTCAGCATACAATGCTATCTTATCTCCTACTGTCTCTACATTCTCCATCCTACTAACAGACCAATCTCTTACCTTATCAACAACCTCATCCGTTTTGTCCAACCTCATAATAGTCTTTTCTGAAGTAGCGGGAGAGGATGTTACTATTGTAGTACTTCGGTGTTCCGTCGCTAAGTGATTCAGTGAGTACTCCATTAAGAAAGAGTTGTCTCGTTTCTTCGAAGTTTGTTTTGCCAACTGTTTTATGTAAGCTGAGCATAACTCTGCTAAAGTTATGTCTACCCAATTTGAGAATTTCTTCTTTAAGTTCCTCAGACGACCCATAATACTTCTTCCAATCAGATTCAGATTTTACTTTTCTTTTTTTACCCCTAGGAGTTCTAAACTTCCAGAAATATTTACGGCCGATGTATTGTCTTCCGTTCGTGTTATTTGTAATACAGTAGACGAAACCGAACTTATCGTCAATATCGTCAGAAGTAAAAGTTGCACCTTGATAGGTCCAGGGATTCTCATATACTCCCTCAACCATTGAGGTCTCTGTGGTGGTCGCCATCCCATAATTCGTATAGTCATAAAGTTATTTAGAATTGGACACAATAGATAATTTCTAGTAAAATATGTATAAATAATTAATGCAGCAAGGGATCCTGTTATGAACGGTCAATTACGCAAAGCAGATATGCAAGCAAGGGCACATAAGCTTAAGAATGAATTGTATGGACGATGTGAAAGACGTGAATTAACTGAACAAGAATGTCGAGGTGCCGAACAATATCTTAATAAGGTACTTGATGTTGTAGACGAATTTGGATATTAAAGTTTAAATCCAGAGAAGGTATCGTCTTTAACATCCTGTTTAATACCACCAACTACATAGGACTCAACTTCTGTCTCCTGAGGAGCAACTTGGAGTCCTTTAGAGGAAAGCCAATGCGTTGTCCAAGGCAACGGATTATGACTTGCTGGAATATCATATACAGGATTTAAACCGATTGCTTTCAATCTTTTGTTAGCAATCCATTCAACATACTGCTGTAATAATTTATCATTCAAACCAATCATACTTCCATCCCTAAACAAATAGTCTGCCCATTTCTTCTCTTCGTTTACACATAAGTCGAACTGTTTATATGTCCACTCCTCTTCCTCTTTCATAATCTCAACCATATCTGGATCGTCACCTTTCTTCCAGTTGTTTAATATGCTCTGAGTGATGACCAAATGTTGATTCTCGTCTCTGGCAATGAGGGAGATAATCTTAGCCGATCCCTCCATAAGTTTGAGTTCACCAAAAGCAAAACTACAAGCAAAACTAACATAAAAACGAATTCCTTCCAAGATGTTAACATTAGCGACTGCCCTATAAAGTTTTCTCTTCAAATCTTTTAAACACCATTTGGATGTAGGAGATCCCCTACCACTCTCAGTCCACATACATCCAGTATCCCAGGCATGTGCCTCATTAATAAACTCATCATATGAACTAGTAACACTCTTAGCACGTTCTAGAATACGTTCATCTCTGATGATGGTATCAAATACATCAGCAGGATTTGAATAGATATTCTTAATAATATAAGTATAGGATCTACTATGGATCATCTCCATAAATCCCCATACTTCCATACAAGACTCTAATTCTGGAAGCGAACAATACGGAATAAAAGCCATACCAGGAGCACGACCCTGAACAGAATCCAACATAATCTGATACTTTAGGTTAGATGTATAGATATGTTTTTGTTCTGGTCGAAGTGTTTGATAATCACCACGATCTTTCTGAAGAGATATTTCCTCAGGTCTCCAAAAATATCCTAACTGTTGAATAGTAAGTCTCTCAAATACAGGATACTTAGAGTTATCATATCTTTGGATACCCAAAGGTTTTCCAAAGAACATAGGTTGCTTCTTAGTATCAACCTCTTGAGTATTAAATACGGTTATACCGTCAATGTTAGATTGCACAGGATTCACATTCACCATCCATATTACAACTTTGAATTAAATCTTTTAATTTATCCTCATTTCTTTCTTCTACATTATCATGCCACCCCACAGGATGTGCAGGTTCATCAACCCCATCAGTTTTCATATCATGAGTGTTCTGATAGTACGAAGTCTTCCAACCATACTTATACGTAGTTAAAAGATCATTCGCCATTATTGAAACTGGGACCTCATTACCAGGATAGTTCTCTGGATTATAAGACCAGTTACCAGAAATTGCTTGATCAAAGAACTTCTGCATAACAGCAACTATCTTAATATATCCATCATTATTAGGCATATCCCATAATAAAGTATAATTATTCTTTAAAGACCCGTAGGAGGGAACAACCTGCTTAAGAGGTCCCTTCTTTGATTTTTTAATGGACAAGTAGTCTCTAGGTGGTTCGATTCCGTTTGTTGCATTTGACACAACGGAACTGCTCTCCGAAGGCATTTGTGCGGACAGTGTTGAGTGCCTAAGACCGTGGGTGGTGATAGATGCCCTAAGAGATTCCCAGTCATGCTGATACTCTAATTTACTAATGTCGTCTACGTCACACTTATATGTATCAATTGGTAGGATCCCATCAGCATACTTAGTACGTCCAAAGTTTTCACACCATCCTTTTTCTTCTGCAAGTTTATTAGATGCTTTAAGAAGAAAATACTGAAAAGATTCTGATAGACTATGAATAGCATCCCATGCCTCTTGTGAATCATAGTTAAATCCTAATTTAGCAAGATAGTGTGCCAAACCAATATAACCTACACCAAGAGACCTACGTGCCTTTGTAGCAATCTCTGCTGCCTTTACAGGATAATCTTGATAGTCTATCAACTCTTCCAATGAACGAACAGCAAGTTCACAAAGATCTTCTAATTCTTCATCAGATCTAATTTTTCCAACATTAACTGCAGATAGAATACAAAGAGATATCTCACCCAAGTGATCATCAATATGACTGATAGGATATGTTGGAAGTGTAATCTCCTGACAAAGATTACTCATATACACCTTATCTTTAAAAGAGGAATGCTCATTACAATGATCAATATTCATGATGTAAATACGACCAGTCTCTGCCCTTTCCTTTAATAAATCTAATATTAATTCTTGAGCACCTATCGTTTCCTTAGAGACTGATTCATCCTTCTCATACTTTACATATAATTCGTCAAAAGTATCTGTACCAAAACTATCATATAACCCTGGCACATCATGAGGAGAAAATAATGTGATCTCTTCATTATTAATAAATCTCTCGTAAAATATTTTACTTAACTGGATGGAGTAGTCGAGTTTTCTGACTCTGTTGTCTTCGGTTCCTTTGTTGTTTTTGAGGACGAGGATGTCTCTGATTTCTTGGTGCCAGATAGGAAAGTGGACAGTTGCTGAT